TTAAATAATGAGAATATTTTTGCTGATTGCATTACTGATAAGGAACTCGATATTATCAAGAATTACTTACAAGAAACTTTAAATACAGTAGTTCAAGAACAAATAGGTAGATTTGTAAGCAAATAGTTAATTAAATAAAAGGAGAAAGACTATGTTTATGGTAGTGCATTGTTCTTTTTTCGATGATCCTAACGAGATTGATAATTGGGAATTCGAGAAAAGAATAGGAACCTTTTTCTTTACAAAAGAAGAAGCTATAGAAGCTATCAAAGCAATGAGTTTCTTTGCTGGTCATAGCTTTGTAAAGGAAGATGTTGACGGTATCTTTACAGCAGATTGTAAGGATGAGGAAGTAGGTCATTGGCAGGTTGTTGACGTTAGTCATATTAAAACCAGTGATAAGTGCATCAAAGAATGGTGGGCTTTTTAAATATTAATTAAACCTCTGTAGTTTAAGTACTTACGTAACTACAGAGGGTTAATTAAAGAAAGGAGAAAGACATTGTATGTTTCCAACATGATAGGAAATACTGGGCAACCAGTAGTAAATCAGTTTGTAGTAACTGATGGTGATAAGAAATGGTTTCAATCCTATGATACAATCATAGCAGTGATTGACAATGGTCAGGTTACACTTGATAAGAACAAGTGGAACTACTCACAAACTACAGGGAAATATAGAAATAGATTTCTCAGTGAGACTATAGTAAAAACCCAAGCTAAAATAAAATCAGGAGAATACCTGATGCGTGACTTAAATAATTGAAGTTAATTAAACCTTGGTAGTTTAAGTACTTACGTAACTACCAAGGGTTAATTAAATATTGGAGATGCTGATGCAAAATTATTCATTTCGGAATACCAAAGGTACTACAAGCACTTGGATTAATGAGCATATCTTGGAACAAGATAAGGTTATTAAGAAAGAATTTCTTTTTAGGCATGACTGTGGAAAATGGTTTGTCCATAATTCCAAGGTGGTTGAGGGAACCTATAGGTTTGAGTTCTCAGCCCCTGCTGCTGACCTTGACATACTCTTGACTGATCCTACATGGTCAAAGATATGTGCTATATATAGCAGCTTGAAGGCTATGTCTAATGATCCTAATGACTTTGAGGAACCCGAAGGGTTGGCAGTTGCTGACAATGGAGTACTTGAAGTAATAACTGGGAGTTAAAGAACAAGTTAATTAAATCCCTCTAGTTAAGTGTTTACGTAACTAGAGGGAGTTAATTAAAGTAGCCCAAGTTGGCAGGGTTAGATGTCAACAGCACTAACGGAGTATGAAATGACCTCATTTCAAATCCTCAATAAGACGGGTTGGTTTTCCAAACCAGCTAGGACAGTAGAAAATCGCTATGGCGTAAGCATTGGCGATAGCTCAGTCGGTCTGCACTTTAGAAAGCGTAGCTTCTATGTGTTTACTGGCAAAACTTTTAATAAGTTTGGCTCAAGTATTAGGCCAATCTTTAACGTTAACCGTTAGGCAAACTAGGAGGGGTACTCTGTATCCCTCCACCTTTTTAAGGTAAAGACTATGTGTGAAATAAAATTACCAATCAATCCAGATTGTGTGAATATCAAATTGGATAATGAACCTGACAATGGTATCCATGATTTCTTTCTTGCAGATATGAGCTTTAATGTTCCAAATCATAGAAGAAACTTATGGAAGACATCTAATATTAGATGGCTGTTGAGAAACTTAGGTATCCAAAACAGGAACCATCCAGATCTTAAAGAAAATATTCAAGATCTAAAAGAGCTTCTTAACTTTGTTGAGAACCAACCAAAGTTAGGAGATCCTTGCTAATTAAGGAGAAGGAAATGTTTTCTACGCACCAAAGATCTATTGGAAGATGGGGAAGAAAGTCCTCTGATAATACCCAATGGATTATAGCTATGGTTCTGTTGTCTATACAACAGCAATGGGATCAAGTAGGCCGTCAGATAATCGACCTAAAAAGTAATGGATTAAAATCCAAATACTTATTTGGATCGAAGAGGGCTGGTTGGGACTACATCCTAGCCAATAAGGAAGTCTTACATAAGGCTATCTATAGCCGTAAGCTTCCAATGGCTGAGAAATTACTAGCAGTAGCTAGTATTCCCGGCATTGGTATAGTCAAAGCTGGCTTTGTATTACAGCTATGTCTTGGTAAGGTTGGTTGTCTTGATGTCCATAACCTGAGAAGGTTTGGACTATCAGCATCAGCCTTCAAGATAGGCAAAGTTAAATATGATACAGCCCTTGGCAAAGCAAAGTTATATATAAAACTTTGTGAGGATCTAGGTGGTTGTGAGTTCCTATGGAATAGCTGGTGTGACCTACTAGCTGAGAAGTATCCCAACAAATACAAGAATGGTCAGCACGTTAGTCGATTACATAGAGACTATGTAGTTGATTAATTAATTTACTTATGTTATACTTAAACTTAATTAGTTCTCTATCTAGTTAAGTACTTACGTACTAGATAGAGAACGTAATTAAATCTGGAGATTTTGATGAAGAGTATTATCCACATTAATCAGCACGTTATTAAACGTAATGCTAAAACTGGTGAACGTAATCCAGTTATCACTTGTAAAACATACAAGTCCAATGAGTATGGACATGATGTTATAGTATTAGGGCCATGTAAAATTAAGTACAGCCCTGATAAACCTTTGTCTTGTGGGGCAAAGGTATGGATTGAAACCCACTCAGAAGTTATTGTAATATAGGAGAATAACTATGGAAGATGTAATCAGCTTAACACCTCAACAAATCAAAGGACTTGTGTATCATTTGAATGAGGAGTTATATCGACAATACGTACACGGTGATAATCAGGATCGTATTATCAGTGAGAAATTATTAAATGGATGTGTTAACTTTTATAACAGTCCTAATATTCCTAATGACTTTGAAGAGTAGGAGAAAGAACTATGAGTTTACCAGCACCAATACAGGCTCAATGGGAAGACATATATGAAAAGCATTTAACTAAAATGCTGGCAATATATAATGATGTAGACAGAGCAGAGCTAGAAGCTATGTCAGAAGCAGAGAAAGAAATGGAGGGGATGGAGAATGCTTAATGAAATATTTAAACTGATGATGGGAGTTACCATCATTGCTATGTTATGTTTAGTTTTTCTATACTATGGAGGGTATTATGATGCACTATAATTTAGGGGTTGTTCCAGAATGGCAATGGGATATAAAGAAAGAAGAACAAAAGAAACACTATGAAGTTACGATTAAGTGTCCTAACTGTGATGGTGAGGGACATTTTGCAGTAGATGTAGATCTATCAAGTAGCAGACTATATGAATGTCAGGAATGTGATAGTAAGGGAACAACTTCTTTTAAGGAACTATCAGAGTTATATGAAAATACTGCTGATCTTTTGGAAGACTATCCAGATGCTATAAAGATTGAGAGGGTAGCATGAGTGATAAAAAAGCAACAGGTTTTGTACAAACAGGAGAACCTATCCCAGAATTAGATGAAGTCTTTGGGCATACTAAGAATAGTTTAAAGAAAATTCATATGCCAATCGATGATGCCTACATCATGGGAAAAATCCCCCAAGTAAAAGCCAAAGTAAATCTATGTATAGATAGAATAAAAACGCAGCGTTACTTGTGCGAGGAAAGTATAGCTGCCTTGGAGGAATTGAAAGAGGAGTTACATAAGCTATGAGTGAGACAGAAATCCTTAAAAGAAATGTGAGAGATCTGCAAGAACAGTTGCAAAATAGTCACATTAGAATTAAAAAATTAAAGGCAAAGCTCATGCAGTATGAGAAGCTTCTCAATATGCTAAGGAAAAAACCATGACTGAAGAAGAAGAACTACTAGAGTTTCAGAATAAATTATGGAACCTTATCAGGAAGACCTCACCTCCTGATGAAAGTAAATCTAATATCCTGATGGTATCAGGTGCTTTGTTAAGTGCGTGTCTAAAATTATATGTGGAAACCATTGGCAAAGAAAGTACTATTGGGATGTTTAATGTGGCAATTCAAAGCGTTAAGGATACAGAAGATAAGAGAGTATTGCATTGACGTTGGAAGAATTACAGGCAGAAATGGACAGACTGCCTAGTCAGCACCCTGAGTTCCTGATAGGATGGCTGATGTCTCAGGTTGTCCACCTTATTAACAAAGAAAAGGTTAAGGAAGATGAAGAAAAGAAACCCATATTGGAAGTGTCTTAGGATGCTAAGGCACAAAGTTGTGCTTGCCAAGAAAGGTAAGAACAGTTATAATAGGAAACTTAAACATAAGGAGACTGCAAAATGGATGCTTCCCAAATAATTTACCAACGTGACATAGTTAATTTTGTTAAAGGACTAATGCAGGAAGGTAAAGATAGTCCAGTTAAGGGATGGGCTATGTCTGATATCCTGAAGAAGGCTCAGGCTAAGTATGGTCCTGATGGATATATATTTGGACGAGACTATATCGTTAAGGAACACTGTAATATTAATGAGATCTAGTAGAGTGAGTACTAACGAACTCTACTAGATACTCATTAAAGATAGGAGAAAGAGGATGGATAGTTCAATACATTGGGTACAGGAAGTAACCGTATCTTCCAGAGATTTGGGAGATGGTCTTGGTATGTCAACAAGGATTACAGTTAGTAGCTGTCATCATGGTAAGGAAATTGAGGAAGAAATAATTTTATTCAGTAAGGATAAAGTTATAAAGAACTTTAATGGTAAAGCAGTTGAACATGAGAAAGGGTAAGTAAATGTTACCTACATTTAAAACTTCTAATGATATAGTTAAGTTCCTTAACTCAGAGAAGGATGGCTGGTGTCGTCCTATGGTTGAGGAATTTATAGAAATGTGTGGCTCTAGTATAGATAGAGTTGACATAGAGGAACTCAATGGCTGGCTCACTGAGGAGCTTAGGTCATTAGAGGAGGGGTACGAACAGTACCATGACAATAACTATGGAGATCATTATGTTTGATCATAGCAAGATAGACTTTAAGGTAGAAAAATTCCCATTATTTCAGGAATTTAATCAGGAACACGATGATGGAAGCAAAGAAGAAGTTATTGCAGAAATACAACCTGAGATAGGTGTAGGTCTGAGGCGTGAAGATACCAAGGAACCTATAGGTATAGTCTCTGATGAGTACTTCCCTGTCCAGTATGCAGAGATAGTAAATGGTGTAGAGCAAGCCCTTAAAAGGGCTGAGATAGACATGACTGACGCTGACTTTACGACTAATGTCTATGATTATGGAGCCAAGCTGGAGTTAAGAGCTAAGTTCCCTGCCCATACTATGACTATGAGAGAAGGTAAAGATAGTATTATACCTGAGTTTGTCTTCAGGACATCCCATAATAGGACATGGGCTAACAATGGTATGATGGGACTATGGAGATCCTTCTGTTATAATACCTTAGTGTCTGGTGATAAGCTGGCCTATGTCTATGGTAGGCATACCAAGAACTTTAATATCTCTGGGTTTGCCTCTAAGGTTAAGACAGCAGGTGAGTTTATCTCTGGCTCTGGTCTTGAAGAGATGCGTAACTGGTATGATACCCCATTAAAAAGGTATGAGGCTATCAATCTCTTCACTAAAACACTGGCTCAACGTACTGATAATGTCAGTAAGAAGAAGGTAGCTAATAAGGTAATGCTATCTAACCTCATGAAGATCTTCGATGAAGAGAACCGTCACATACATGGACGAGGACACTATGAAACCTATGGTAAGAGAGAGGAAGGAACTCTCTGGACTGCATACAATGCAGCTACCTACTGGTCTTCCCATCCTAATGGTAAGCGTGGAAGTTCTCCTCATAACGTGAAGGTTAACAGAGAAGATAAGGTGAGGAAGATGTTAGCGTCTCCAGAATGGGAGGCGTTAGCAGCGTAATGCAACTCAGAAAAGAAAGGATAGAACAAGTCAAGGACATAGCCTTGGCTAATCTAAAGAGGGCTGACAACAGCAGGGGTGACTTGGACAAAGAGAAGTACTGGTCACTCTATCGGGCTGATGTCAGAGAACTACTTGGTATTATTAGAAGTCTTGAAGAGGAGAGAAAGAAATGATTTACTTTATTACAGCCTTGGTGATGCTGAATGTTCAGCCTCCCTTGGGTTGGATACAGTATACCTATCCTTATACTGATAAAGAATTGTGTGAGAAATATATTGGAGAATTTAAAGATACATTATCTCTATCAATTAGTAATCACTTTAAGCATAGGATGGTAAGCATTCAAAAGTTTGAGTGTATTACTAGAGATGAAGCAGTAGAACGCAACTCTAAACTAGGACATTAGGAGAAGTAAATGCAGTTTATATTAAATTTAGATTGCTCTGAAGCTGATGATAATCAAGTAAAGATTATGGCAACAGAAGCAGTCAAAGATGGTGACTTTTTAAATTGGGATCATGCCTATGAATCTATATGGGATTGGTTGGAAGGAGAAAGAAATGGCTGATGAAGAACTAGATGAAAAAGATTTAAAGATTAAAGCTCTTGAAGAAGAACTTGAACAACATAAAAAATTATTTAACATACATAGAGCAGGGTTGCAGCCCTACCTTGATGGTATAGTTAAAGAGATAGTATCTAAATTACACATCGTATATAAGGAGAAGTAAATGTTTATAGTATTTTCTATGATAACAAATCTTATTTTTTATATAGAGAACAAAGAGTTCTTCGATGAGGTACATAAACAAACAACCACTAACCCTGATCTGGAATGGAATTATGTAGGGAAGCAGAAGGTTAATCCTAATGTTAAGTCTATTACAGTAGGAGATGACTACATTTATTTTAGGTTGGAGGAGAAGTAAATGAGTGTCATCGAAGGTAAGGTATGGGGTAGTACAGAACCTATACTTCAATCACCATCCATAGAAGTACATAGAATAAAGGTAGAGCTTGGAGCTTATTGTTCACAACATAAGCATCAATCAAAGATCAACATGTTCTATGTAATCAGCGGTGAGTTAGAGATCCAGAGATGGAAAGACTATGGCTTATGTGACAGCACTCACCTGTTTGCTGGCGATACTTCTATCGTACCAGCAGGAGAGATGCATAAGTTTATAGCTCATCAAGAGACAGAAGCTTTGGAGATCTACTGGGCTGAGTTAAATCATAATGATATCCAACGAACTAATACAGGTGGAGCATCATATGAAGCTAAAGAAAATAGGGTGGAAGACGGCTCAATACTGGGCAACTTATTTACAAAAGTAGAATAGGAGAAGAGAATGAATAAGCCTAAGAAAGATACTAGGCAGTACACAAGCAATACTGGCCCAAAACAAAAGCAGTATCTTAACAAAAAGAAATGGACAGGAACTCTTGACGGCCAGCCTTGGTCAAAAGCTAATGGTAAATATAAACATGACAACCCCGAAAGAAAGAGAGCATTCAATAGTTTAAGAAAAACTATAGTAGGTTCCGATGGTAAGAAGATGCGGCTTGCTATTACAGATCCTCTACATCCAGACTATAATCCAGACCGACATTGGTCAACTCTAGTACCAGATCTAAACATCGCCAGACAACTTCCTAAAAATACCAAGTCTATTAAACCGCTTCATCCAATGTTAAATAAAATTAGAGAGGAAGACAAAGAAATATATGCTGTCTCAGATAACAAACAGTCTGCTTTAAAGCAAGGATTTGTTTATGTTCTCTCCCATCCTAAGTTCTCTCCTTGGTGTAAGATAGGACACAGTAGAGATCCAGAACGTAGGCTATCAACCTATAATACAGGTTGTCCTACTCGAAGTTATACCCTTGACGGTTATGAATACTTTGAAGATCGTGTTAAGATAGAAGAACATATCCATAATATTGTGGAACGTGATGGCTATACAAGGAAAGGAGAATGGTTCAATTGTCCTTCACAATATGTACTAGATTTATTAAAACAATTCCCTTTTAAATAAACTATAGGAGGTTACTAATGGATATCTTATTATTACTATTCCTTTTACTATAGGAGAAAAGAATGTCTTATATTATTGTTCACGTAGATGATCCAGATGATCTAAGATCAATGGATATATTACCTGATCAAGAAGGTGAAGGTGTTCAAGTATTTGATAGTAAAATAGAAGCTTCTGAATTTTTAATGCAACTGGGTTTCGGAAAAGATCTCTGGTTTAATTCAGACATTCATATAGTGAGGCTTCACTAATGAAAAAAGTATTATTTTTATTACTTATATTCATGGTCTTTATTGTGATGATGGCCTCAGCTAAAGCAGAGAACTTTGATTGTCTGGTTGAGGCTGTCTATCATGAGGCTAGGTCAGAGAGTTTACTGGGTATGCTTAGTGTAGCTAATGTAATACTAACAAGAAAAGAAAGTAGCAACTATCCCAATACAATCTGTAAGGTAGTACATCAAGGCAAGTACTGGAAAGATAACCCTGTTAGAGATAAGTGTCACTTCAGTTATTGGTGTGATGGTAGACCAGAAAGGTTTACAGATATAGCAGGGTTAATTAAATCTATTAATGTTTCAGAGATGGCACTTAAAGGTATACAAGTAAAGCAAACCGTTGGTGCTACCCACTATCATGCCAGCTATGTCACCCCCAGATGGGCATCTGACCCAAGCTTTAAAGCTTTAGGTTCAATAGGTAAACACCTATTCTACATTGACATGAGGGAATAAGAGGAGTATACTATGCGAACTACAAATGAAATCCTTCACAAAAATATTGAGACTTTAAAGCAACAGCTAGAGGAGAAAGAAGAGACTATAAAAAAATTATATAAAGAATTATCTAAGTTAAATTATAAACGAGCAAACCAAAGTTGGGTAGAGTAATGACAAAAAATCTATGGGAAAGAGAACGTAATAATATATTCCAACATCTAGTAAAACAGTACAGGAACGAAGGGTACTCTCATAAGGAATCAAAATCCTTGGCAAAACAGGAGGTCAACGAGGTGATGGAAGATAAAGAAAACTTTGTACAAAATATATTAAAGGAAAGTTTTACTGATGGGTAGATGGAAAATAGTTCTGGAAAAAGACTACGGTGATATTGTTGTTGATTATTTTAACAGCAAGAGAGAAGCTCAGGCTGAAATTAAAAACAGATATAATCTGTGTAAACATCTGGGCTATAATCCTGATCTTGAATATAAAATTATTAAAGAAAGAGGATCACCCAAAAATTAATTAACATACTGTAGAGGGAGTACTTACGTACTCTACAGTATGTTAATTAAATCATTGAAAGGAGTGGAGATGCTTAACCGAAAAGGGCCATGCCCTAGTTGTAGTTCCAGTGATGCCCATCATCTATATGATGACGGTCATTCGTATTGTTATAGTTGTAAGACTAGATTTTCAAATGGTACAGCAGAGGTTATTCCCATGAATGTAGAAGTTAGCTCCAGTTTAAAGTCCTCTGGGCAGGTGTCTTCAATCCCTGACCGAAGTATTAGCAAGGACACAGTTCAAAGGTTTAATACCTTGGTTCAGTTAGCTGATGGAGGAAAAGTAACCCATCATATTTATAGATACTTTGATAAAGATAACAATCACATAGCTAATAAGGTACGCAATGCTCTGACTAAAAAGTTCTGGTCAGAAGGCAACATCTCTATGGCTGGTCTATTTGGACAGAACATATTCAATCAGGCTGGTAAATATATCACAGTATGTGAAGGTGAAGTAGATGCTATGTCTGCCTATGAATTAATGGGTAGCAAATGGCCTGTGGTTTCCATTAAGAATGGGGCTGCATCTGCCGTAGAGAATTGTAAGCAAGCCTTTAATTATCTTAACAAGTTTGAGACTGTAGTCCTCTGTTTTGATAACGATGCTCCCGGTAAAGAAGCAGCACAACAGGTAGCCCAGCTATTTGAACCTAATAAGTGTAAGATTATGGCTCTTGAATTTAAGGATGCGAATGAGTATCTGCAAAAAGGAAGGCGTGAAAGCTTTACTCAGGCATGGTGGAACTCCAAGCCTTACACACCAGCAGGTATTATAAATCTTGCAGACCTTGGGGAGTCTCTCTATGAGGAGAACTATAATGAAACCTGTCTGTATCCTTGGCCTAAGATGAATGAGAAAACCTATGGTATGAGGACAGGAGAACTCATTACGTTTACCAGTGGTGCTGGCATGGGTAAGAGTAGTATCATTAGGGAACTCATGCATCATATTATGTTAAGTACTCTGGATAATATAGGTGTACTTTGTATGGAAGAAAATGTAAAGCATACAGCCTTTAATCTTATGTCAGTAGAAGCGAATGCTCGACTATACATAAAGGAAATAAGGGATCAGTATACTACTGAGCAACTTAGGGAGTGGCAGAAGAAGACCATTGATAGTAAAAGGTTCTATGCATTCGATCACTTTGGTTCTATATCTAACAATGAAATCCTAGATAGAGTAAGGTATATGGCTAAAGCTCTGGACTGTAAGTGGATCTTTCTGGATCACCTCTCCATACTGGTATCAGGGAACGAAGAGTTTGGAGATGAAAGAAAGTCTATTGATGTACTAATGACCAAGTTAAGATCCCTTGTAGAAGAGACAGGGATAGCACTCTTACTGGTGTCTCACCTACGTAGACCAGCAGGAGACAGAGGCCCTGAGGATGG